ATTTAGATTAGCAATTGGGTTTGACTCAGCGAATATCGCTAATGCTACGAAAAAAGCTATAATTAGTTCAGATAGCACAGGCAAGGTTGAGTCAATTACATTTGCTAAATTACCAATTACGATAACCAATTCAGCTGCTAATATTACATTGGCAACTACTGGAATTACCTCAAATTCAGATACTACAATTTCATCAACTAGTACACCAGGTGCAGGTGATGACGGTATTACAATAAGCTCAACCGGCGGTGGTATTGGTTTATATTCTGGAACAAGCGGCCGATCTATTAAAATTGGAGGAACCAAGGCAAGTCCAGCCATTACTATTTTAAATACCAGATTAGCTAGTGCCATTCCATTTGCAACCTCTACTGGCACAGCTCCTACCTATTCAAGCACGGATGCCAATACTCTTGATGAATACCAAGAAGGTACGTTTATTCCAACGGTTTCATATCTATTTAATGGAGCACCGTTAAATCTACTAGCGGCTGGAACTGGTATATTAAGTGCAAACGAACCAACAATTAGTGGAAAGTATGGAATTTATACAAAAATTGGAAAATTAATTCAATTTACAATTAAATTTTCAATAGAAAATTGGTATATTTCTGCTACGTCAGCTCTAGCTGCTCAGGCTCCGCTTAATGCCTTTACCGCATATGATAATATTGATAAATTAAATGTTGGAAATATTGCAAAAACTGCAACTGACTTTTATCACTATTATGGGCAAGAACAATATCAAATTGCAATATCTGGAATACCAAATCACTGGCCTGATCTAAATGGAACAGGTCAAAGCGGATACGGGACAGCTGATATGCACTTTAATGTTTCATTAAATCCAAGAACTCTTACCAATACTGACGCTTGCATTAGAACCTTTCCAATGGACTATTCATATGGAGCTGGAAGCACAGCGTCAACTCATCCATTCGAAGCCATTGATCCAGCCTCTATCTATGCACAATTTAATAAACAAGGAAGCGGTGCCGGCGCTACTCCTGAACTTAGACTATATGGTAATCGTAAAAGTTGGTTTGATTTAACATCAAATCCGTTTGCTGGTTTATTAGGTAATGTAAGTGGAATACGCTCAAATGTATCAATATATGATTTTTTAACCATTCAGAATCCTTTTGCTAATGGTAATATAATTGATGTTGTTATAAGCGGCAGTTATTTAACTGGACACACAACTGCACCTTAAGCTTTTAATTTAAATGGAATACTTTTTTGCTTTTCCAATAGTCTATGGAAATCTAAAAGAGCATTTGCATCAAAGCCGTGCAACTGATTCATAATTCGATTTAATAAAATTGTATCTTTTGCTAAATAAATTCGGTTTATTGGATCTATATTAAGTCCGCCGCCAATTACCATTACATTTTTATCAGGATCAAAATCGTTAAGTAGTGGCATCTCCTTTAATAATCGGTCTTTAAATTTATTCTCTTTTAAATTAGGTAATTTAATTGTTTTCATTACCGATACTGAATATCCAAGATTTCTAGTACTTTTTAAATTTAACTTAATAATTTCATAGTGATCTGGCTCAAGAGTTTTACACACTAAATAAACCCGGTCTTGATTATGAATCCATGAATTATTAAAATAAAAATGTATTTTTTCTAAACTTAATATCTGTTTCTCTAAATATTCAGTCATTGTCTCTGCTAAAATTAACGAAGTTTCTTTGATAATTTCTTTACCTAGACTATCAGTCTTTTGAGAAAGCTGAGAAATAACTGATAATAAATTAATATTTGTATTAACCACATTAAGGCCAGAATCATATAATTTACCATCTGATATAATTGTATTAATATTTAAATAGTGAAAAACAATTTCATAAAAATTATCAAATTTTCCAAGTTCTAAATTTTTAAGATATGCCTGTTTTGCCCCAAGAAGAAGATACGTATAATATTCAAGGTCGACTTTATATGCTTGACAGATCCATGTAGGGTCAAGTATTTGTTTAGGGTTTAGAGATTTCATAAAGTAACCCAGTTTATTATTATTTATTTGAGAGGTATTTCCGGTAACACTGGGATAAATAACAAAAAGATGGTTTAAATGCAAATTGTAGCTTATAAAATAATACCAGACGTATCTAAAAATTCAATTAGTTTTAGTAAAAATTACAGGATTTTTTCAACCGCAGAACCATTAGAGCAGGCAATTCAAATAACTGGGTTTGTTGATGATATTGACTCGGGTTCAGCCAATTCAGCCTACCTTATTAGAAAATTAAGATATTCAACGGATAAAGCCAACTGGTCGCTATGGTATTCATTTACTGAAGACAATTTAACTAATTTAACAGATTTAGCATTTTCAGAATCTAATATTTTCTTTGAGGTTAAATATGAATATGACGACTCTACTTATAGTGCAATCACAACCCCATTAGCGGTAAATGAAATAAAAATTAGAGTTAAGAGTTCTAAAATACAGGCTGATTTATTTACGCCAACCACATATTGTTCATCAGAACAGTGTCCAGCCCTAATTGCCGAGCGTGAAGCCAGCTTTAAACCATATGAAATTAATACAGCAATTGGAATTGCTCATGAATTAAGCTTTCAAACCAATAAATTATTTGGGCATGAGGTTATCTATTTTAAAACTGAGCCAGATAGAGAAGGAACAGATTTTATATTTAAAGAATATACCTTATTTAAAACAACTGATCGTCAGTGTATTAAAATACTTGTGCCTGACAATAAATTCCCAGATAATAAGCCTAACTTTACTGATTTTGGAGTTGATTTTGCAATGGATATACCATTTGAAATTCATATTGATAATACCTATTTTCAAATGATTTTTGGAAAAAAGTCTCAGCCTAGAAAACGTGACTACATATTTATTCCATTGGTAAATAGAATGTACGAAATACAGGGTTCATATCTATATAGAGGATTTGGGCTAGAGCCAATCTATTGGAAAATCCAACTGGTTAAATTTAATCCAAATATTGATATGTTTATGAAAGCAGCAGATCGAACGTTTTTAGATAATATTATTGTATCGACTGAACAATTATTTGGAGCAGAGGCTGAAATTCAGAAAAAAGATGCTCTTAATAAACAGCAATTTTCTACTATTTCTACTAAATTTGATGAATCCAGACAAAGATTACACCCAGATATAAAAAATAAAATTTTAGATATTACTTTTAACTATTCTCCACTAATTGAATATTATTATGACCTTAGCGGCGTATTACCAGCAATTGTTAATTATACGTTAACTGAATCTGCATCGTCCTCTGCCCAAATACTGACAACAACTTCTCCATATGAAGTTTATGCATATGAATCCAGTAATATTTTTAGTAATTGGCTATCAAACTCTCTGGTTACTGGTGATGCTGCTATAATTAATGCAACCCAAAATGCCGTAATTAAAATGAATGGCCCAAAGGATTCATTTACTGCTTCTGGTAAATATGTAGTTGTTGAAGGTTATAAAAACCTTGGCCTAAAATCAACTGAGCGTAGAGATTTAGTAGCCACGGCTAATGTAATTCAACTTAAGCAGGCTGAGCATGCGGTTGTTTATAAAAAGCCAGCCTCAACTACCGATACTCCAAATATGACATTTAGTGCAATTGTTAACTTTAATAGGGTTGCCCAGAATGTGATATTTTTTAGAGGATATGATGATTATACACAAAAAGGATTAGTCATCTCAGGCACAATTGTAGATAACTCAGGTGTACCTAATCTAACCATTTATGTCAAAATAAATGAAACTCAATATTCATTTCCAGTAGGTAATATTGAATATTTAAAATGGTATCCACTAATTGTTCCAATTTCATCTGAATTTAATCAACTTGAGGTTAATATGTACTCCCTAAGACAGGACCCTGCGAATATTAAAAACTTTAATAAAATTCTTCCAGTGTATTCACATTATGTAAAAACTCAAGCCTTTACTTTTAATACAACTTCATCTTGGTCAATTCCTAGTGCTAATTATTCAATTGCAAATATTAGACTATTTAATACAATGATCCAGACTGAAGATCATGAATTTATTGTAAGTCAACTGTTTATTAGGGATGAATCGGTTCTTTCAATAATTGATAATGCTCGACCTAGATTAAATATTCCATTCATTGGAATTAATAGATAAATACTATAAGATATGTATACTGATATAAACAAGCGAAACCTATTTGAAAATGTAAATCTTGGATTTGAATTCGAGTTTTTTTCACCAACTAGTAGAAAGGAACTTTCTGAAAAATTAACTAAATATCTTGGTAAAAAGGTAGAATGGTCTGAATCATATCATTCGCGTCAGCCGGTATCTCAAAACGTATTTAAGATTGAACCTGATTTTTCAGGCGGATTTAAAATGAATGAGCTTATTACTGGAGTAATGCCGTATAACGAAGCAATTCATGTAATGTTTAAGGTTTTTAATTTTATTGCAGAACATGGATTTACGAGTGAAAGAACTGGAATCCATATTAATATTTCATTAAATGAGGATGCCTTGGAGCTAAAAAGTAAATTACAGACGCTAAATGTGTTTAA